GTTCGACCACGAATCATGGAGGCTACGTCCGGCCGGACTCTCACTCTCTGGGCGCGCAAGCGCTCAGAGAGCCGAGTCAAGGCTGCCACGCCACCGCTGACGCTCAAAGGAGCGCAGCGAGGCGGGGCCTTGACCCGGAAGAGAGCCCGGCGTTTGGTCTTCTCTGGTCTTCCCGCGCCCTTGACGCGTCTCATCGGTCCCCCCGCGAGGAGGAATGCCCTAAGGCACTCTCCTTCACGGAAACCGACGAGATCAGCGTAAGCAACCGACTCCTTCCATTGAAGGTCGCCTATCGTCTTCCACTTCGAGTCCGCAAGGAACCCGGAACGGAAGTGATAGTAGCGACCGGAATGGCGAGGAGCCGGCTGCACAGGGCGTGGGAAGAGGCCCTCCTCTCGGAAGGTCCGCTTCTCAAGGACGTCGACGACGAGTCGCTCCACGTTGGTACTGCAAGCAGCACCAAGCGTACAGCGGACTCGCCGAGACACCTTGAGACCTCTTCCTGTGTAACCAAGACCGCCCACGCTCGTCGGAAGACGAGTGGAGGCAGAGTTGGTAAGCCACGGGAAGAGGGTCTTCTGCACTCGCTCCGCTCTACGGAGGTAGAGCGGCCACTGGTCGGCCGAGGCCGCAGTGGGCACCTTGATCCCCGGAGGGGGACAGGGCGGCGGGCAGAAGGCAACGGACCTTCCTTTCGTGGTGCCTTGATGCACGTATGCTCGCTCGCAAAGGGTGAAACCCCGAGAGCTAGCATACGTCTTCAAGCGATTAACGCTTCCGCCCATGTCGACAATGACTGCCTCGTAATCGTCGAGCTCCTCCGAGCTCGACGAATACCCGACAGCATCGTCACCATGGGTGACGGAGGCCTGAAAGGCCTCCGTCGCGAAAGCGTTAATCCAAGACAGCACCACGAAAGAGAGAGGAGTGCCCATCGGACTTCCCCTCCTCGCTGGTTCGAGGGACTCGCGGCCAGGCCACTTCCAGGAAGTGTACTGACCGGCGAGCCCGAGCGAGCGGAAGGACGCAATGAGATCCGAGGGTCTCATAGCGCCAACCTCCGCGAGCGCTCGAACCACTTCCTCCACCGCCTGATGGGAGAGACCATCCGTCGCCTTGGACAGGTCCAAGGAACGGAAGGTCCCCCCAACAGGCAGCGCGCTAAACGCTGGGGGGTACCTGTTCCCGCTGGGATCGAAGTGCTTCGTAGGAAGCAAATTCGAGGTCCAACGGATCCAAGTACCCTCGATGAAGGTGAGAGCATCGGGCACCCCGATGACTCTCCACTTCATCCCCGGAGCCGCGAGTGCACACGCTCGGGCGCGGGCCAAGGCCCGCTCCGAACGGAGCACCAAGACTCCGAGACAGCGAACAGCGTGGTCGGAAGACGAGTCCTCCAAGGAGGACACGTTGTCACGGATGACTTTGAGACAGAACGTCC